CTTAAACGATAGATGACCAAAGAGTCTTCAATCATTCTAAGTTGATTGAGAGACTTAATTGCTTTATGCAGATATGAAAGAGTTGATCCCTTATTTCTATCTACAAGACCTGAAGTGCAATATGTAATTGCATCTTTTGCAATCTTGATGCCTTGTGATGCACCAGTTTGCATTGGGTTGCCAGTAGGATATACTGACTTAGGATTATAGATGAAGTACTCTTCAATCTCAGGGAAGTCATAATCCATAGGATTATCACTCTTGAGTTGTGCTACTGCTCTTGCTCCCTGTTCTCCAGACTTTTTCTTTTGTTGTCTGACATAACGCATTTTCATTGCGTCAATATAACGAAGTTCTTGAATTCCTTCTTGAGGATTTTTCAGATCAATTATTTTGTGATAATATATGCGACCATCAATATACCAGTTACGATAAATTTCATGTGCTTTTTTATCAAAATCTAAAAGATCAAGAATATGTTTGAACTCTTTACGAATTTTATTTTTAATGCCATCACTAGCATTAAGGTTTGACAGTTCAATTTCTACAGGACTGTCGTTTGAATCAGAGACAACTGCTTCATTTACAATATCTTCAATAGCACTATCCGCTTCAGGATGAAGTGACATTTCACGATATCTTTTGATTAAATCAAACTCAGTACGGTATACACCTTCAATGTCAACATAAGAACCAAAAAAACCACTACTCATGTAATGGTCAGCCCCGTCCTCATTGTTGGGAGGAACGGGACTGACTGCTCCAGGAGATAGTGGTTCGTTGTCCTCAAGTGAGAACCCAAACAATTTTGCCATTATTAAAAATTGACTTTGATCTCTAGTTATTTATTAGACTAGAAAATACTGCTAACTCAGATTGTCGTTATTTCTTGAGAAGTTGGAGACCAGTATTGAACTTGGAATTCAACAGTAAATTCTTCAATAGTATCAGAGTTATCGAATGAAAGATCAATAGCACTAATATTTGTGGGGAATACTCCGTAAAATCTATAAGATTTAGCACGTATTAAACCCTCACCCTCAACACTAGTGAGGTCTGATGCATTTCTCTGCAGTTGATGAACGTATACATCTTGTTGATATTCTGTTGGATTTTGTAAACCAGATCCATCAGAATATTGTCCAATAGACTGCATCCAAGATTCCATTGCGGTGCGAACCCTAAAGTCAGTGTCATTGATGACAGTGATGGTCCAAGTATCAAAAGTACGATCACCTGCTACTTTAAAGGTTCTTCCTCTAAAAGGAACATCGATTGATGCGACATTAGATGCAGGAAGTTGTGCTGCTTTACAAAGAATTGAAAATTCACCTGCGTCAAAGTCTCCTTTACCTGGAAAATTTCCAGGTATTTCTACTTGAAATAGATTAGGACGAGCACCCCCGCCCTTCAGAGTAGATTTAAATCTTTCTATTGAAAATTGGTTTGCCATTTTTGAATCCTCCTTTTGTTATTTAGATATTAGTATCAAACTCTGCCTGCTACTTCTTCAAAACTGATGCCAGTTCTGGTAGCAACAAAGGTAAGAGTAATGTAGTTGATGGACTTAGCAGGTTTCAGGAAGATATCTGCTCTGAACTCATTATTATCAATAACGTCAGGAGTGTTATTCGTGCTGTCGCAAATGACCAGGAATCCGAAAAGTCCTCGTTTTGCTTCAATATCACGGAGATATGGTTCAACAATGTTTCTAAAGTTTGCTCTTGTCAAATCATCATTAAGTTCAAAGAGTTGAGCTTCTGCTGCTCTTTGCAGTGCTTGTTCAATGGTAAGGAACAAACGACGGACGTTGATTCTGTCGAATGCAGAAGCATATCCGAGTGCGGTCTTATCACCAAAGAGGAGTGTTCCAATGCCAGGTGTGGTGACAAAGGAGTTGATTCTTGCAGGATACAGACGATCTCTTTGTGCTTTAGTTGGATTATATGCAAGTTTAATTGCATTGTTAATAACACCTCTCTGCTGTCCAGCAGGTGAGAACCAAGGGAAAGCAGTCAAATTAGTGCGTGTCATTAGACCAGCAACGTCTGCGTTACAAGGAACATAACGGAATTCATTATTAAATCTATCGTATTGATACTTGTATCCACTATCAAATACACAATATGATGATGATGACAGTGAACTGAAGTAATTAATCAGATTATTAGTCTGAGTGGTTGTATTAGTAATATTAACTAAGTTGGTTCTATGAGGACCAACTACTGCCATACAATCTTTTCTCTCATTTGCAAGTGAAATAATATAATTTGCTTTTGCTTGAGATTCGGATTCAGTTGCACAACCAGGACCCATGATCAAGTAATCAACTTCAATTTCATCTTTATTAGCAAAGAGTCCATATGAAGTAATCAGGTTAGAAAGTTCTGCTTTAGCACCTTTGTTTGCAGAATAATCAACACCACCACCGAGGGTATATGATGCATTACCGAGAACTGTGAATGTTACATCTTGTGCGTCTTGACCAAACAATCCGTCAGCAGTCGTGACAGCAGTGAAGTCAGTTGAGAAACCTGATGCTCTAGGAGCAGTATTATGGTGTGCGTCAACCGCCTGTGAAGGGTTGTATCCAGCATAGATGTTTGCGGAATTCTCTGCAAGATAATCCTTGAAGTAAATTCTCTGAGGTGCATTAACATTAGAGATTGCATCTCCTGCCTTAGACAGGTTAACGTGCTTCTCAAGAATGTTCCCCTTAATACCAGTTACTGAACCAGTGTCATCAACAACTGCAATGTGAATACCGTCATTCTTACCATTTCTATCGGTAACATAGACGTTTGAAGTAGGTCTTGGTGCAATTGACTTCCAGAAAGTCGTTGCGTTTGTCAAACTAAGAGTTTGCTGATCATACCAGTCAACTGCAGTTGATGGTGTGTGTCTTGTAGCTTGAAGTCCTGTGGTATTAACACCAGAGTTATTAACAATATCAAGTGCTACAGATGTTCCAAATGCCGCAAAAGTAGTTCCTTCAGAGTAATCAATCTTGGTTTCAGTTGATCCTCCACCAACAGTTTCTACTCTCGAAACAACCTTAATATCCATGGTGCTGTTTCCACCAGTTGCGTCTGTGTTCAGACCAACGATGATTCCTTTTAAGAATCCGGTGAATCCACTCGTGCTTCCTGCACCAGGAACGACAGCATTATCGAGTCTTGCAGTGACACCAAAACCGATTTCAGCACCCATGTTTGCCAAACTGGTAGTTGCAATACCAACAGTTTGATCAGCAAAATCATCAATATAGCAAACCTTCAGACCTGTTGCCCAGGTTCCAGGGTTCTTTGCTGCATAAGTGTAGTTGGTTGCAGTCTTATAATTTGCTTCGTAATCATCGAAGTTCTTAATCTTGAGTGAAGTGGTAGAACCGATACCAACACCAGCATTTGCGTTGTTCAGATTAGTATCATCTGTTCTAACAACCTTCAGGACTCCTCCATAAGAAAGGAAGTTTGATGCACTCATCCAGTACTCATACTGAGTATCGGTGGACAGTGGTTGTCCAAAGGTGTTAATTAATTCCTGCTCGGTGGTGATGTTGGTGGGTTCGTCAATAGGACCAATTTCAAATGGGCCAGCAATGGCACCAATATTATCTAATACATTATCAGCTCTTCCTACTGTTAGGTCAACCTCCCTTACCAATACTCCAGGAGATAATTGAGGAGTCGCCATGTTCTTCTCCGTAATGCTCAGTTTATCTGAAAATATTTATTAAAAGCAATGTTTTCAGAGGGGAAACGTGACGTGAACTACCAATCTGGATACTCCCATAAGTTAGTTGACTTTTTATTTTCAACTACTCTTTTAATCGTACATTCTTTACACTCATAAGAATAAGACGATGCTACGGGTCCTCTATTTTTCCTTGTTCGATAAAATCCTTCAACTAAATTCTTAGTCTCTCCGCAAACCCTGCACTTCCTATCCTGAAGTAAAAGATGACCTAATTTAATTTGACCATCTAAATCCATTATGATAGATATTCCCACATAAACGAACGATCACCATACTCATCTGCCTGGAACCAACGGTCTCCCTCTGAATCAGTAAAACTATCTCCACCTAAACCATCATCCATGAAACCAAATGGTGCCATGTCTTGTTCAATTTGATTTTTCTGCTCCTCATATAATCTTTTTCTAACATCTTGATCAGTCAACTCTTTAAAGTAGTCCATCTGAACCAACCAAGCGTAGATGACAAGACACATTGCTAAGTCATCGTTACAACCTTCTTCTGCCTCAAATGAGTTGTGCTTAGAAATGAAGGTTGTCAGTTCGGAGATAATCTCATAGTCATTAAAGATTAGTTTGTCTTCCTCAATCAATGTTTTTAGATTGAGTGACCCAACCTTCTTAACAGTCTTGGACATCTTGACACCAAGTTGTGTCTTCTTACCAGAGAATCCTTGACCAACAATCTGTCCTGCTCTACCTCTCATAGAACACATCAACAGGTTTTGATACTCAAGGTCATACTGAAGAATACTTGCAACCTGATCTCCAATATCATTTACCTCACACAAAATAAATGCACTATTATAACTCTTTGCTACTTCATATATGATATTAGGAAATAGCATTGGTTTGATATCATTGTTTCTATATTTGGCAACAACTCTATGAGGAAACTCTGTGATATCAACTACAACAAATGCTGAATAGTCTTCTCCAACACCTCTTGCAACGTCAACTGTCATTACATAATCATGTTTTTCTTTTGATGGTTCATATACATCTAATCCAGCATTTCTCTGAATAGGATTATCATAAATGAGAGTTCTTAATTTACTAGGTGCAATCAGTGTATCAACTGATCCTAAGAATTCGCATTCAAACTCAACCTTAAACTGTTGTTCTGAGGTGTTTGCAATAGTAGTTTCTTTCCACTTTTCATCTCTTCCTGGCACTTCAGACCAGTGAACATCTGTAGGAATATATTCATTTTTGCTTTTCTCTGCATCATGCCACATACGGTAGAAATGATTCATACCATGTGGGGTAGATACAATAATTACTTGGATGTTGAACGACATACCTCGGACAGCACTCGCAGACGTAGAAGCTGCCAATATCTTACTGCCATTTTCTAACTCCAGAGATCCTTTGTTCCAAGCAATAATACCCTGCTGCATCCATTTGGGCAAGTTTTCATATGCAGTTTGTAATCTTCCAAGAAGTTCCCTTGCAGTTGCTGCTTTGTTTGCCAGAATACCAATGTTAACACTGTCATTGAATACAGCATAATGCAAAAGGTAAGAAACAACTGTAGTTGATTTACCAGTCTGTCGTGGCATTTTACAGATATTAAATCTGTTATTGTGGAAGTTGTTGATCAACTTCTCTTGAAAGTGATATGGATGAAACTGAGTTAGACCCTCATCCAGAGAAACAATCTTAATATAGTTGTTTGCAAAATAAACAGGATCTTCCTTGCACTTCATGAATTCACGAATATTCTCTTCCGTGAATTCAATCTGTGTATTTGCTTTTTTTAGATTAGGATTGCCAAGATATACATTATCAGACATAATTCAATCAGCAGTTCCAGGCTCTTAATGATTTATTGATTCTGCTATCGGGGTCATTAGCAGTTTTCTTAGAAGTGAGTTTTTTCTTCATTCCTTTCATTCTAGCGCAGAACGATGCCCTACGGGGGTTTCCAACCTTCTTGCTAGGTGCCTTGAGGTCAGATCCTGGATTTTCTCTTTCGTAAGACTTTCGTCCTTTTTCGTTAAGTCCACCTGATTTGTTTTTTCCTTCCTTCTTTGTCCATGCTGCCCCTTCTGCGTGAAGGACTGGTTCTCCGGGTTCATACTCCGAAACTTTGTAGGATAATAGTTTCGCACCAGGATATACTTTTGCGACCTGATCTTGAACATCAGATCTTTTGGGAACAGATACCTGAGGGAAGAACATTTTTAGCATGTAATACTTACCTCTGAAATTGAAATAAGTATCGACAAGATTACCAGTCTTTGCTGGAATTCTTACTGCTTCACTGACTTCATCGGGACATGCATCAACACCATGCACAGGGCACTCTTTGCCCTTTTTGGTGTGAGCACATTCCATCTCTTCCTTCTTAACACAATTATTATATCTCTTACCAAACATCATCTTTGTGCCTTTCTTTTCGTAACCAGGCCAGCACTTTTGTGCCTTCTTTTCTTCAAGTTCAAACTCTTCTTTCTTGGTTTTGTTACCCCAATTTTTTGCACCGACTTTACGGCATTTGACCAGTGCTCCTGACGCATATGCACTTGGCCAAACAGAATAACGAGACTTGACTTTGTGGTAGCAAGCATCTTTCTTGCCTTCCTCAATTTGAATCTCGTCTCCAACTTCTACATTATTTTCTGCGAACCATCCACGATTTACTTCCAGTGCATACAGTACTTCTCCTTCAGATGCTACTGGAGATTCTTCAAATGGTTCTAATTCTTTAATACTTTCAATGATACCTTCTTCTGTGATGAAAGCAATGTCAAGAGGAATTTTTGTTTCAGACATATGGAAAGACTGCTGAGCAGACTCATCAAAGATAAACAGCATTCCACTGTTTGTATCAAGACTTTCACGGAACATCAGTCCTAAGTTGAAATCTCTAATGTTTTTTGGAATCTCAACATTTAGAGGTAAAGTGACAAACTCGGTTGCTTCTTTTACTGATTTCATTTTAGGTTTATCTGTTGAAACGTATGTAGGTTTTGCTGCTCCTGTTTTTTGTGGTTGATTAGGATCAGCAGCTCTTTTTCTTCTTTGTGCTGAGAGTCTTTCTGATTTACTCATACTTGCTCTCTTTGCAGAGGAAACGCATTTAGGTGTTGACTTCTGTCCAGGTTGTCTTGCACAGGGTTTACCTGACACAACTTGTACCCAACCAGGTTTTCCACCTTTAGATTTTGATTTACCAAACCAGTCACGAAGACTTTCTTCACTCATTCCGTTGCCACCATTACCATTACCATTACCGTTCCCATTACCATTACCGTTTCCATTCTTTGGTTCATCAACTGAATGACCATTTTCCTTACGGAGCATACCAGCACGTCCAACAGATTTGAACCCTGCAGGAATTGGTTTACACTTTTTATCAGTGTAGCAATAATATTGTCCTGCTGGACAACGACCATTCTTTTCTTCTTTCATAGTGGTAGTAATTCTTTTTTTACCTACACCAGGGAGGTATTCTCCAAACTTTCCTGCTTTAGGATCATTATGATCTACATCACCATCTACGTCACTATCAACTCTCTTAGATGCTTTCTTGGCAAGTTTTTTAACATTACCATGAGGAACTTCTACTTCACCATGAACATTCTTTTCTTCATTCATCTTCTTAGTCTTCTTTTTCATCATATTGATAAACTTTCTGTAGACTGCTGCTTCTGAAGTTTTACCCATTTCTCTTGCTCTCTGTTCCATGGCAACTGCTGCCTGGATCTTATGAGCATGTGATCTAGAAGAATTACGAATTTTAGAAACAGATGCTTTAGCAGTTGCAACATCCTTAAACCCAAGTCCATGAATCGTTCCTTTTGGATTTTCATCCGTATAAAGGTCAGAATGTTTTTTAGAATTTGCTGGTTGACCAGGTTTTCTTGGGATACGGGGGTTGCTCATTTTTCTCTCTTTTTACGACCAGCACAATGTGCTTTTTGTGAGAATCCTTTCGGATTTGAGCAGTCAATACTCTTTTTATATTTATTACTCCAAGACTCTTGAAATTGCTTAAAGGTTTTCATAGTCCAATTATAGTAAGCGGATCACTAAAAACAGTTGCTACACCCGTTGATGTGTCTAGTTGAACTCTATTACTTTCATAGTTTAATCTAGTCATATTTCCCAAACTAGTTCCATCACTTGATATACCAACTTGACTTGAACCATTTACTGAACTTAAAAGTCTAGGCATTAGTTTGCTGTCTCCAGAACTGAAAGAAGAATTTTAAGTGTTGTGTTTGCACCAGCACTTGCTTTAAATGAATCGTTTGTTTCCAAAACTAACTTTCCATCCAAAGGAATATATGCATCATTAACAGGAACATTAGCTTCATTAATAATTTCAGTTTCTGTTCCAGATCTTACATGTTTGCAAGTGAGAGTGGTTGCCGATGAACCGTAATTTGTAATATGAGCATACAAAATAATACCAGTGTACCCTGCTGGCGCAGTGTAAATTGTTTGATCATCTGTTGTCAAAATTGCAGTTTCAGTTTGAAATCTATTAAGTGCTAATTGTGCCATTTAACCGAGTGCTAAGATAAAGGGTGTTATTTCTGAGAACAAACTCTTGGAAAATGCTCTTCCACTGATAGTTCCTGTTGCCTGATTAATCTGAAGATCATCACCAATACGGAAGTTACCTGCTTGGTCTGTGCTTGTATAAATTACTCTTCCACCATTTTGACTCACAACTTCATTTGCCTGTATCGTAACTCCACCTCGTTTTGGTGTTGCTAAAGTAATTGTATTACCAGAACCGATATATTCAAATGTATGAGAACTTGCAACAATCTTACTTTGTTGGAAGAAGTAAGCAGTAGAACCGACTCCAACCGTATTAATTAAGTTTTCTGCAAGTGTTAATGTTGTAATTCCAGAAACGATGGGTGTAGCACTATTTATTGTGAAATAAGTATCTGCCATATTTGCAGTGGCAGTTGCTGTATTAATTCCACTTTGTGGACCTGAAATAGTTACTGATGGAGTTGATGTGTATTGACTTCCACTACTAATAATTGAGATCTCAGTAACAGCACCATTTTCAATCGTAGCAAATGCAGAAGCAGTTTCACCGTTTGGTCCAGATGGAGAATCTACAGTTACTGTAGGTGCCTGAGTATATCCAGTTCCTCCTGATCCAACAGTAATAGTTTCTACTGATTTATAGAGTTGATCAAAATAAACAACTTGACCATCATATGGTCTTGTAGTAACTGCACCAACGTTAATTGTTATATTGTCTTGAGCTGCTGCAGCAGAGGCAGTGACAATTCCAGTGAACTGCTCTGGACTTACTCCATCAGCAACCAAACCGAAGGTTCCAAAACTACAATTGCTATTTGCCAGATCTGCTTGTCCACCTTTATGAACCTGGATTGCTTTATCGCAACAAATAGTAAATACAGAAACTAATTGAGCATAACCTTCGTTTGTGACTGCAACACCAACACCACCTTGATTATATTGAGTGAAAGCATCAACGTTCATTGATTTTGTTTTCACTGCTTTATCACCATCAATATAGATACCAGTTCCAGTTGTGGTGTCACTGGTGCAGTTTTGAATGTATGGACCCTTCCACTTTCCACCACCAACGTTAGTTGCTCCTCCTGATGGGAAAGCAATTGCTGCGGCAGGTGCAGTGTGTCCTGAGAAGGTTATATTGGCAACCTTACATGCTTTATTTACGTGGAAGATGTCACTGGTTGGTGTGTTTGGTAAAACCTTTACGGTTCTTAAATCATCACCAACAACAGCAGTAAACGCAGGAAGTTCAATAGGATTACTTTCTACGTAATTGCCAGAAAGGACTTTAATTGTAGTTCCAGATTGTGCGATTGATACTGCACCTGCAATCGTTAGTTTTGCGTTATCAATTGATGTACCATTGTTGTCATCACTTCCATCTTTTGCAACGTAAAGGACATTTGGTGCAGAGTTAATACCTGTTGCAGAAGAATTGATAGTGACATTATCACCAAGTATAACTTCTGAATTTGTAATGGTGACAACACCAACAGAAACTTTATTGTTATCACCATCAATTGTGACTGATGCAGTACCAATAGTCAGGATACCAGTTACTCTTGCGTCTCCTTGAACTAAGAGTGCAGTGGTTGCAGTTCCGGTTCGTACCTCAAGACCACTTCTAAAAGTACCAAGTCCAAGAGAGTCTACATTTTTAACATCTTCATATGTAATTGTGCCCGCAACATTTACATTTCCTGTTGCTTCAATATCACCAACAACAAAAAGTGATACATCAGATTTAGCAGAAGTTGTTGCAATACCAACATTTTTTGTTGTACTAATACCAATACTATTTGATGCCCATGTTCCACCTGCACCGGCATTGTTTGCTACTGTCAACCACTTTGAATTGGTTGCATCATATTGAAGAATATAATTATCAGCAAGACCAGAAATATCTACATCATCCAGATCTTTGATAAACCCTGCACCACCTCCACCAATTGTGGAAATTTGTTGCTGAATTCTATTAATGAATAATCTATAATGACTTGCAAGGTCATCAAGAGTAGCAAAGTTTTGATCCATTGGAGTCAAAGGATCACCTTTTCCACCCACAGATTCTTTATTACTAGGTGGTTCGTTTAGAAGACCTTCAGATAAATTTTTCTGCTCAGTTTTAATAGTACGAACAAGTTTTCTAAGATCTTTAATATCTGCTCTGATAAATCTTAGATCATCGTCATAATCTTTTATTTCTGGAATTACAATTTCAGATACTTCTTTTCTTAATTCAGTAAAATATTTTAAAAGAAGTTCATCAGTTTTGACACTCTCTTTACTAACTTCTTTGAGTTCTTTCTTGATATTTTGTTTGAGACTATTATATTCACCAAGAATTTGTTTCTTGAGTTTTTTATCATCATCTTTAAACTCTTTGTGATATTCCCATATCTTCATGGAAGAATCACGAAGTTCTTTCCAAATCTTTTCTTTTTCTTCACCTAATTTGGTGTCAAGATCTTTTACTTCAGTACCAAACTGAACTCTATTTTCAAAATGTCTTACTTCATTATCTTCAATTAATTTTTTAATATCAATCTGAACATTTTCTTTGAGAGTATCAATAGTATCATTAACTTTAATGAAGTCGTCATCAATAACACTAAAGGTTTTACCAATCCAGGAGAAGTCTGGAACTTCATTTACCTCATTGACCCACTTTGGGAAGGTTGGAATTTCTGAACGAACCTGATCAATTGCTGAACAGATTGCTTCAATTTCTCTATCGTAATACTTTACTTCTGGAAGATTGGTTACTTCGGTCTGAAGAGTATCAATTCTATCTTCAATTGCATTGACCTGTTCATCATAATACTTGACCTCTGGAAGGTCTTTGATTTGCTCTCTGACAAGATCAATCTGTTCGCAGATTGCTTCAACTTCTTTTTCGTAATATCTTACTTCTGGAACTTCTGGAATCTCATCTCTAATCTGTGAGATTTGTTCTGCAAGATCTTCAAGTTCTTTATCGTAATATTTAATTTCTGGAATGTCAGGAATATCTGCCCTAACATCGTTAACCATCTTAACCAGTTCTGGCCAAGGTGGAACAATATCTTTTACTTCTGCAAACGATTCACCATTTGCATCTTCAATTGTTTGCGTTGCTTCAGTTATTACTTCTTCTTTCTCAATAAAATCTTCTACAGAAGGGAGTTCCTCTGCATTCTCTTCTGTAATAAAATCATCGATAGATGGCAGATTGCTGTTATCTTCAGCAAAATCATCAATCGAAGGTAGATCCTTGGACATTTTATGAGTAACCTTTGTACTTCGGGATTTCTCTCCCTTTCAAATTATTTAGGTTCTTCCTTAAGTCCGTCCTTTAACATCTTTGCCAAATCTGCTGTAGAACCAACAAAAAGTGCATTGTTTACAGTAGATGGTCCACGAACCTGTTTATCTTCCTCTACATCTTTGAGTTTCTTTTGTAAGTCAAGAAGTTTATCAGTGGCATCTGAAACACTTTTTATCAATTGACCGGCAACTTCATATGCTCTTGGTTGTTCAGTTTCTTGTGCTAATTCCAGAATACCATTGACTGCCTCTTGACCTTTTTCAATCAACGAATACAAATTACCTCTAGTGTATTCATAATCTTTTTTGATATCATCAGCAGCTGACTTTATTTTATCGATTTTCTTTTCAACTATCTCTGGTTGAACAATGTCATCAGAGACGTTGAAAGTATCGTTAAGGTCATCGAAATTTTTAGTCATTTTCATGAAATTACTCCACTAAATCCAAAGTCATCTCCTTCCTCAACAAGTGCATTGTCTGCAGCAGTGATAAGTTTGATAGGAGCACCTCTGAGGTGAGACGTAATAGTTGTTCCGTCTTGACCTCTGTTGACTGTAATTTTGTTGCCATTGATAGTCTTGATGAAGAGTTCCTCTCCATCCAAGTCCACATATGTTTTTGCCGTGAGACCACTTGCATCATCAACTTCAAATGTTTTTGTCGTTGTTGTGATGTCAGCAGACAGAGTAGTAGCAACGTCTCCGGTGTAGTCTTTGATTGCTCTTGGAGTAACAGTATATGTAACTTCTCTTGTAGTATTTGATGTATCTGTTCCAGTAAGTAGACTGACTCTTGCCTTCTTGATGATATCTTTGGATGCAGAAGATGCAGGACCAAACAGATATGTTTTTGCAGTAAATCTCAAAGTATAAAGAAGAACTCTTCTTGAAGTGAAATCACCTTCATAATCATCTTGCATCGTAATATTTTCAAGAACGATGGGAACGTCTCTTTTCTCTTTGATTGACTCAACTAATTCAATTGAAAGATTGTATGCAGGTTGAAAATATGGCAATATCTGTTCAACAATTTGCAACGCATCATCATTTAACTTAGTCATAATGCTAAGTTCAAATTGCATGTTATATGGAACTGGCATGTAAGACTTTTTAGTCTCAGTTCCATCATCAGGATCTTTAACAGTAAATTGCTGAGTAGTGGTTACCTTTCTAGTTGGATCATAGGTGAGACCAGTAAACTCAAACGACATTCTTGGTAATGTAATTTGAGTTGGTTTATTTAAATCTGGAGATTGATTTATTCTTGCAAGAAACTTTTCAGTAGGACCATAAGCCAGAGGTACTTTTACAACACTAACCACACTATCAGAAGAATCAGTCTTCTTGATACTTACATTATTGAAAAGAGTACCAAAAGAGATAATGGTTCTCCTCAAAATTTCGTTGTAAAAATACTCAAACATTGATAAGTCCTAGACTATTATGTGTTTGTTAAGATACATTTATTTAGGGCATACCAAAAGGATTTTGTTCACTGAAGTCAATAATTGAATCTGCCTCAGTTTCAATGTTAATATTATCAGCAAATCCATCATCATTTGGTTCTGTGCTTACAACTCTAATCTCTGCAGTAGCACCAGAAGTTCCTCCAGTTACAGTTTCACCTGCAACAAAGTCACCAGATATAGTTGCAATTTCAAGGGTATTATCAACAGCATTGTGAACTCTTACTCTTGCTGTTGTTCCACTTACAGATCCAGTAACAATCTCATTGAATACAAAATTACCTGAAGAACTTGATGCTGGGGATGCAACAACAATTGTTGGTGCTACAGAATATCCGAGACCTGCATTGGTCATGTAGATTGCTGAAATGGTTCCTGCAGCACTTACCACCGCAGTCGCAGCAGCAGATACGGTTGTTACACCAGTTTCAAATATTTCATTAGTAAACGAAATTGTAGGAGAATCTACATATCCACTTCCTGCAGCAGTGATCGTGACTAAACCAACAACACCATCACCTATCGTGGCAGTTGCTGCAGCACCTGTTCCGTTTCCACCACCACTAAATCTGACACCAGGTGCTACTGTATATCCAGAACCTGGATTGGCAATATTTACCGCCTGAACAGATTGAAGTCTCGGATTTGCATTAAGATTGCAAACATTGATGCCACCTATCATTGTAGCAATACCAACGGCAGTGACCCCTCCAGAGGGTGCTGAGGACACTCCAACAGTCGGAACACCATCATAACCACCACCTCTATTAGTTACCGTAAAGAGTCTGACACCACCATCAAAGACAGAAAGTTCTGCTGTTGCTGTAACGGCAGTTCCGACCAAGGTAAGTGTTTGTGTTGGTCCCTGAATCGTGTTTATACCATCATCAGTTTCACCGTCATAGTTCTCTCCGATAAGATTATTGTCAATGTCCTCAATACCTGTTGCAATAACCTCATCTTCAAGACGGAAGAGTTCGCAATATAATTCATAAACATAAAGATTTTGTAACTGGTAATATGGTTTTGCATATTCAATATCTTTAATTTCATAAATTCTATCGTCAAGAGGAAACCAAATTAAATCACCACCCTTTGGTCTAGTGGATAATTTAATGTTAGATTGGTCTTGAATAAGAGGAGTGATATAATTTTCAAATCTATCTCTTGATATGATAAGTCTTACTTCATCTTTAGATTCGATACCAAATTTTGAAAGAACATCACCTGCTCCAGCATATTCATCATAATTATCAACATATGCTTCAAGTGGAAGTGCCATGTCAAATGTTGACTGAACAACTTCTCTGATGACCGTATTTTCAGTTAAAAATTTACGAGGAAGATAGAAAATATCAACCCCATACATTCTTAATTGCTCATTAATTAAATCCTGAACAAGATTTTGCTCACCTGTTGTTCCTTGAGTAAAAAATGGATTTAACATATCATCCGATCATATCTAAAGGTGGAAGTTCATAGGTGTTTGACATTACCTCTCTTATATTTTCTAAATCTTTTTCTGCATCATCATAAATTTGTTTAACTCCCTGGAACTTAATTAAATTTTGTCCCCACTGTCTCTTAATAAGAGCAGTGACATATCTCTTAAGGAATGAATCATTCCAGACTCTAGAATAGTCATTAGGGTCTATCAGACGATAGCAATCAATTACAATATAATCATCTTTTTTGACCCCACCCCAATCAATATCTAGATAAAGTCTGTCTTGTCTTTGATTAAATCTTATTTGTTTTTGTGTATTCAATGCAAAATCAATATCCTCAAGATATCTCTTTGTCATTGCATATGTAAGAATCTCAGTTGACCCCCAATAGTAGATATCATTAAGAAACAATTGATATTTAACACTAAACATGTTATTTGTTACAGTGTTTGATCCATCAAATTGAAAGATCTTATTAATACCAATTACTGATGGTGGTACTTGCAAGTAATTGCTATCCTCTTCAAAAGAAAATGTGACAGAAGATCCATCAATAGTCGAAGATGCTGTCGTTGTTACAATACCGATTGGATTACTTCCACCCCTTGCTCTACCCCTATCAATATCACCTTGAGTGACTTTGTACTTTAAAAATGTTTGAATGACACCATCAAAGTGTCTCTCATGAAAAAATTGCAGTGCGTCATCAACCAGATCATCTACTTGCTCATCAGCAACATTTATCTCAAGGACTGGTGCCCCAAGTTGCCTTTTAGCATAATTTATTAAATCTGTTCTACTTGCTGGTTGTGCCATTTATTCCACAAGTTTCCTAAGTGTATTTAGGGTGCTGATGATACTGGATTAATTACTGTCACGTTACCACTAACAAGAGGGTAAGTGGTTGCTCCTCCACCAACAGATTCTTTTACCAATACGTCGTAAACATATCTACCTTCCTTAGTTGCTCTAGTATTTACAGCAGCCAAACTTAATTTCATTACACCATCATATGCACTAGTAAATCCAACAGTAAATGCTGAGGTTATTCCAAGTGTTGCTCCAATTGCAACACTCTTGGACATGGCTCCTGTTCCACTGTAATTAGTTAAGTCAAATGCACTACTTGATGTAGTTTTTACATTTAAAGTAACTTCAAAATCAGATCCTCCATACATGGTCAAATTTAGACCATATGGAACTCCTGAGTCTTTATCAAAAGTGATGTTCTTACTAGCCATTAGGGATGCCTATAACTTGCATTGTCTCTTGTTGTTTATAATAAAGTTTGCAAAATGACTTTGCAATATTCTTTAGAGTGTCACGGTCATCACAATTATCTATGTCAGTTGCAATCTTCTGATATGCAAAACTTTTTGACAAATTAGAAAGTTCAATTTGGTCGGGATCCATTGAGTAACTCCTTAAGAAGGGACTTGATTTCATTTATTTCACCCTTTATATTAGCAACTTCTTCCTCCATTGTCTGTACTTTCTGATTCTTTTCAGATTTTACCTCACGTCTTGATAAGTATTGTTGATACTCCATACTATTTACATTGAGAATTGCATTAGTCTCAGGATCTCTTGCGAGATCCTTATG